GGGATGAAGCTACCCTGACAACCGAAACCGCAGGAATGGGTGATCGTCAGCGCAGCCGTTTCAATGAAGCACAGCAGATTGAGCGTGTTTTTGGAAAAACGGATAAGGGGAGTGAAGCGGTCGCGCAGCGCGCTGCTGCGCTTGATGCCCTGGATAAAAAATACAAGGCTATCGCTGCGGCAGAGGCGGACTGGATGTCCGGGGTATCCCGTGGATATGCCAGCTGGTTTGATGAAATCAGCGATATCTCAGGTACAGTCTCAGACGGGGTAAGATCAACTATGTCCAGTGCGTTCGGCAATGTTACTTCCATGCTCGAGGGCAATAAAGTCAGCTGGCGATCCTGGGGTATTTCCGTTCTGCAGATCATAGAAAAAGTTGCCCTTCAGATGGCGATTGTAAATGCCATGGGTAAAGGCTCATCAGCATCTGGCTTACTCGGAACTATCGCAAGTGGTGTTGCCGGGTATTTTGGCGGAGGGAATGCAGGTGCCGCGTCAAGTTCGGGAACTGCGCTGCAAAACTACGGATCTTCGTTTCAGTTCAATGCCAAAGGCGGCGTTTACGACTCTCCTTCTCTCAGCGCTTACAGCAACGGCGTATATAACTCGCCGCAGCTGTTTGCGTTCGCCAAAGGTGCGGGCGTGTTTGGTGAGGCCGGGCCGGAAGCGATCATGCCGCTTACCCGGGCTGCAGATGGCTCCCTGGGAGTTCGAGCTGTCGGTTCAGGAGTGAATAACATAGCTGGTACCGGCGCGGCGCCACAGGTTTACATCACCATCGATAGTAACGGGAACACGCAGACCCAGGCGAGTGGAGGATATGAGCTGTTCGGACGCGAAGTGGGCAGTTATATCGAGCGGCGCTATCGAGAGCTGATCATCCGGGACATTTCTCCAGGTGGCGCAGTCTGGAATATGGCAAAAGGAGCGCGGTGATGGCTATAGAAACATTCAGCTGGTGCCCGCGGATCAATGCTGAGCAGGAGGTGAATTTTCGCCGCCGAACCGCGCAGTTTGGTGATGGTTACCAGCAGGTATCCGGTGACGGGATAAATCCCCGCTCTCAAAAGTGGACTCTTCAGTTTACCGGTTCAGAAGCATACATCGCGGCGATTAAAGCGTTTCTCGATCGCCACCAGGGGGTTAAGGCGTTTCAGTGGCGTCCGCCGCTTGAGCCGCTCGGGCTCTACCGCTGTGATACCTATACACCCACCGCCCTTGGCGCAGGGCAGTACAACCTGTCCGCAACCTTTGAGCAGGCTTATAAACCATGAGCTTAAACAGTGATTACCAGAAACTTGAGCCGGGCAATGCAGTCCGGCTTTTTTCTGTCGACGGCACGGCGTTCGGCACCGGAGAGGTACTGTGCTTTCATTGCCACAACGTTCCGCATACAGAAGCGGAGATCGTGGCCGCTGGTGGTGATGAATCAAAACTGGCGGCAAAAAGTATCTGGTGGCAGGGGCAGGAATATAAAGCCTGGCCGTGCCAGATTGAAGGTATCGAAGCGTCAACCAGCGGCAGCAGCGCACAGCCGAAATTATCGGTCGCTAATCTGGATGGCTCGATCACCGCACTGTGCCTTGCGTATGACGACCTGTTGCAGGCCAAAGTGACAATTCACGACACGCTGGCGCAGTACCTTGATGCGCGGAACTTTCCGGGCGGAACCCGACGGCAGACGCCACGCAGGAAAAGCTGCAGGTCTGGTATATCGATGCGAAAACTTCCGAAACCAGTGAGGTGGTGGAGTTCGCGTTATCCAGCCCCATGGATTTACAGGGACTGATGATCCCGACACGCCAGCTTCACTCCCTCTGCACCTGGTGTATCCGTAACAAATACCGTACCGGTGATGGCTGTGATTACGCCGGGACGCGCTATTTCGACAAAAACAACAATCCCGTGGATGACCCGTCCCGCGATGAATGCAACGGCACACTGACAGCATGCAAACTGCGGTTTGGTGAAGGTAACGAGCTGCCGTTTGGCGGTTTTCCGGGTACATCCCTCATTCGGAGCTGACATGCGCAAGAAGACCATTGAGGCCATCATGGCCCACGCTGAATCAGAATACCCTCGGGAGTGCTGCGGTGTGGTGGCGCAGAAAAGCAGGGTAGAAAAATATTTCCCGTGTCGCAACCTTGCCACTGAACCGACAGAGCATTTTCACCTTTCACCGGAGGATTACGCCACGGCGGAAGACTGGGGAACGGTCACCGCCATTGTGCACAGCCATCCCGACGCCACCACGCAGCCGAGTGAATTGGATAAGGCGCAGTGTGATGTGACGGCGCTGCCCTGGCATATTGTCAGCTGGCCGGAAGGCGACTTACGGACCATCATGCCGCGCGGTGAAATTCCGCTGCTGGAACGTCCGTTCGTGCTGGGCGTTTACGACTGCTGGGGGCTGGTGATGAGCTACTTTCGCCAGACATATGGCATCGAGCTGACTGATTACCGCGTTGATTATCCGTGGTGGGAAGACCAGTACCCTGACAATTTTTACCAGGATAACTGGTACGAATGCGGGTTCCGGGAGTTCACCGGCGCGCCGCAGCCGGGTGACGTGGTGATCATGCAGGTTCAGTCGAATAAGTGGAATCATGCCGGAGTATTGCTGGAAGGGAACATGCTGCTTCACCATCTGTACGGGCATCTCAGCCAGCGGGTGCCGTACGGTGGTTACTGGAAGGAAAGAACGATGAAAATTTTACGCTACAAAGATAAATTACAGACTACTTAAGCGTGATTTTTTTCGTTAACTTCACCGATAAAAATGCTTTTCACCATTGCGATACCTTTTTCTACTGGTAGGATTGATACTTTCTTTTACTTATGGGAATAGGGATGTGAATAAGTTATTACCAATTTTTGCAGCTATAATGCTTGCTGGTTGTGCAACTAAACCTGTTGCGAATGAGCAGGCAAAAGATGTTCCATCAAAGCAAATTATCGATTCATCTTTATTATCTCCAAAGACTGGAACAGGGAAAGTAATTATTAAACGCGACTCAGGTTTTATGGGTAGCGCTTGTATGAGCAGGGTCTATGTTGATGGTAAAGAGATTGCGGATTTAGACACTGCTCAAAAGGTGGTTGTATATCCTCCTGTTGGCGAACATATTTTTAGTGCTTGGCCCAAAGGCATTTGTGGAGGTGGAATGAGTGAACAGTCTGGGAAAGTTACCGAAACAAAAACTTTAATGTATCGGATTGGTTACGGTACGAATGGTGACTTTGGTATACACCCTACTGCTTTTTAATTAATTTCGCAGAAATTTAACCCACCATAAGGTGGGTTTTTTATTTTGGAGATAAAAAATGCAAGAAATAATGACACAGATAGAATTGGGCGGTTCGCTTGGCAAATATTTTGGTAAAACACATCATCGCTTAATTAGCACTATTCATGAGGCGCCACGTGCTTTAGCCGCTACCATTAAAGGTTTTGAACAGTTCATGCTTTCCAGTAAACGCCGTGGATTAACTTATGCGGTATTCCGAGGGAAAAAGAACATTAAGGAAGATGATCTCGGTTTTCCTGTTAATGAAGAGATAATTCGTATTGTTCCGGTAATTATAGGAAGTAAAAAAGCAGGGTTGTTACAAACAATTCTGGGCGCTGCTTTGGTTGTTGTGGGGGCCATAACTCAACAATATTACTTAGTAGCAACCGGTGTTTCGTTAGCTGCAGGGGGCGTAATCCAAATGCTTTCTCCGCAGCCTGCCGGGCTCGCCAGCAAACAGGACGCCGATAACCGGGCATCTTATGCGTTCGGCGGCGTGACAAACACAGCCGCGCAGGGTTATCCCGTTCCGATTGGATACGGAAAGCGTCGTATTGGCGGCGCGATTATTTCCGCCGGAATTTACGTCGAAGATCAGCAATAACTCCCACCTTTTATTTCCTCACTGTTACCGCCGCCTGGCGGTTTTTTTATGGGCGCAACATGGCAGAACTTATCAAAGGGCGCAAAGGCGGCGGCTCCAAACAGCGCACGCCCACAGAACAACCGGATGATCTCCAGTCGGTGGCAAAAGCGAAAATCCTGCTCGCCCTGGGCGAGGGGGAGTTTGCTGGTGGGCTGACAGGACGAAATATTTTTCTGGATGGTACGCCGATTGAAAACCCGGACGGCTCACGGAACTTTTCCGGCGTCGCCTGGGATTTCCGTTCCGGTACCCAGGCGCAGCCCTATATTCAGGGTATGCCTGGTTCTGAAAACGAAATCAGTGTCGGCACGGAAGTTTCAGACACCACAGCCTGGACGCGCACGTTTACCAACACGCAGTTTTCTGCCGTTCGCCTGCGCATCAAATGGCCGTCACTTTACCAGCAGCTGGATAACGGGGATCTGGTGGGCAATTCGGTTGCCTATGCAGTTGACCTGCAGACGAATGGTGGGGTGTGGCAGACTGTTATCAGTACGGCTGTAACCGGAAAAACTACCACGGGTTATGAGCGCAGTCACCGTATTGACCTGCCGCGTGGGGGCAGCACCTGGACATTGCGGCTTCGCAAACTGACGCCGGATGCGAACAGCGCCAGAATCGGTGACACCATGACGCTGCAGAGCTATACGGAAGTCATTGACGCCAAGCTGCGTTATCCGAACACAGCGCTGCTGTACATCGAGTTCGACTCCAGCCAGTTTAACGGCAGCATTCCGCAGATTTCCTGTGAACCGGCGATGCGCGTGATCCGTGTGCCCGATAATTATGATCCGCTGACACGCGCCTATAACGGCACCTGGACGGGCGGGTTTAAATGGGCCTGGACAGATAACCCGGCGTGGATTTTTTACGACATCGTGGTCGCCGACCGCTTTGGCCTGGGTCACCGGCTGACGGCGGCCAATATCGATAAATGGACGCTGTACCAGGTGGCACAGTATTGCGATCAGCTGGTACCGGACGGAAAAGGCGGAAATGGCCTGGAGCCACGTTATACCTGTAACGTTTATGTGCAGGACCGTAACGAGGCTTATACCGTGCTGCGGGACTTTGCGGCTATCTTTCGGGGCATGACCTACTGGGGCGGCAACCAGATCGTGGCGCTGGCAGACATGCCACGCGATATTGATTACAGCTATACCCGCGCCAGCGTCGTAAACGGTGAATTCGTTTACTCGAGCAGCACTACCAAAACCCGTTACACCACAGCGCTGGTCTCTTATTCCGACCCGGCTAACGGCTACGCCGACGCCATGGAGCCGGTATTTGAACAGCCACTGGTCGCACGCTACGGTTTCAACCAGCTTGAGATGACTGCGATTGGCTGCACCCGGCAGAGTGAAGCAAACCGCAAGGGGCGCTGGGGGATCCTGACCAACAACAAAGACCGCATCGTCACCTTTTCGGTGGGCCTGGACGGTAATATCCCGCAGCCCGGCTATATCATTGCTGTTGCTGACGAAATGCTGTCCGGTAAAGTCACTGGCGGCCGCATCAGTTCGGTTAACGGGCGCGTGATCAACCTCGACCGCGTGCCGGATGCAAAGCCGGGCGATCGCCTTATTCTCAATCTTCCTTCCGGCGCGTCACAGGCCAGAACAATCCAGGCGATCAACGGTCAGGCCGTTACGGTCAGTATCGCTTACGGAGAAATACCGCAGGCGGAAAGCGTCTGGGTAGTTGAGTCTGATGAACTTTATGCCCAGCAGTACCGGGTGGTGAATGTCAGCGACAACAACGACGGCACATTTACTATCTCAGGCGCGTTTCACGATCCGGATAAGTATGCCCGCATCGATATCGGCGCCATCATTGACCAGCGTCCGGTAAGCGTGATCCCGCCGGGCAGCCAGTTTGCGCCGGAAAACATCACCATTGGCTCTTACTCCGTGGTGAATCAGGGAATCAGCATTGAAACGATGCGTGCCAGCTGGAACCCCGCACCGAACGCGATCGCGTATGAAGCGCAGTGGCGCCGCAACGACGGGAACTGGGTGAACGTGCCGCGCAGTTCGACCACGTCGTTTGAAGTGCCGGGCATTTATGCAGGGCGTTATCTGGTGCGCGTCCGCGCCATCAACGCGGCGGAGATATCCAGCGGCTGGGGATACGCTCAGGAGAAAGCGCTGACGGGTAAAGTCGGTAACCCGCCGAAGCCGATTAATTTCGCGGCCACCGGCATAAACTGGGGCATTCGCCTCACCTGGACTTTTCCACCCAACACGGAAGACACGCTCAAAACGGAAATTCAGTACACGCCGCGTGATGACCACGCCGATCCGCTTTTGCTGTCGGATGTGCCATATCCACAAATGGATTACACCCAGCTTGGTTTGCGGGCGGGCCAGATTTTCTGGTACCGCGCTCAGCTGGTCGACAAAACGGGCAATGAATCAGGCTGGACCGACTGGATCAGGGGCATGGCTAACGACCAGGCCGCCGATTATCTGGAAGATATTGCCAAAGATCTGCTGACG